GATTGCCGATCTGGAGAAAAAAGGCATAGGACGTCCTTCGACCTTTGCGAGCCTGGTGAGCACGATTCTAGACCGCGAGTACGTCGAAAAGACCAACGTGGAAGGCAAGACGCAGGACAGCCGGCACTTGACTATAAACCCGAAGCAGTGGCCTCCTACCGAAACGCTGGAGCATCACACGGTCGGCGCCGAAAAGAACAAGGTGCGTGCCACGCCCCTGGGTCTCAGCGTCAGTACCTTTCTTACACGAGAGTACGCCGACCTGTTCAATTACGAGTTTACGGCCTCTATGGAGCGAGACCTGGATGAAATCGCCCGAGACACCAAGCCTTGGAAATCCCTTCTTCAAGATACGTGGGACCGCTACAAGGAGCGCTACACGGAGCAGACGGCCGGCGGCACAGGTCGCGCGGCACGGGAACGCGTGCTCGCCGAGGGCATCAAGGTTATTCTCAGCAAAAAGGGCCCCTTGTTCGTGAAGGACCCGCCCACCGGATCCCCCAAGACCGCGAAAGCCACCTTTGCGTCCCTTCCTGCGTCCAAAACCTTTGAGACGGTGACCCTTGAAGACGCGACACAAGCCTTCGCCGCCGTGGCGGAAGAACGTGCGGGAGAACTGTTGGGAACACTGGGCGACGACGAGATTCGTAAGAAGAAGGGACCGTACGGATGGTACGCTGAATGTAAGGGAGTCAGAGTCCCCCTCAAGGGTGACGAAACCTTGGAGCAGGTCGGAGAGAAACTGACGGCCAAGACAAGTGTGGCAACGACTGCCTTCTCTCGTGTAGTAGGAGAATTCACAATCAAACAAGGTCCTTACGGTCTCTACTTTTACAAGCCGGCTCTCAAAAGGGCTCAGTTTGTCAAGTTTCCCGCGACCCTAAATCAAGACACCGTGACGGAAGCCGAATTAAAGACGGCGTACAGTGCCGGTCTTCAAGCCAAGAAACGATTTGTAAAGAAGATTGAAGCCAAGTAGAATGAAGACCTGCCTCATCTGTTTGTCGGAGATTGAATCAGCGTACCGAATTCCGCACAAACCGTGTACATGCCGGCTGGACGTTCATTCTGCCTGTTTCCAAGAATGGATGAAAGTCGAAGACCTCCGGTTCAAGTGCCTTCTTTGCCGTGTCGAGGTTCCTATTCCTCTATTCCGAGACCAACCTTCCACATGCGAGAAGTTCCTTATGTGTTTTTTGGGAGCGGTGTATCTATGGGCATACATTGTCCATTTTTACAAGGCCTTCCAAATCGCGAACGGTGAACCGTTCGTAATTGACTGTATAACTCGGACGCAATGCGTGTATCGCCTAACTCATACTCAGTTCCACATGTAATAAAATTGAGATCCAAAGGTGTCCAAGAAGGTTCGTATACCCCATGGCCGAATTGCCCGCCATCGCCTTTATCGCAGCGTCGAGTCTTGGACTGGTAGGAATCATAGCCGGCTTGATGTATGTTACCTTTCGCGACGTAGAACGCTATCGAACACGCCTTCTTGTCTTGTCACGTCTTCTTCAGCGTATCGAATATGCGACGGGACAGCCCTACTTTACCACCAGCGGAAACTACCTGGACATTGAGCAACCGGAATGGCTGTTGGAAATTCTGAGAACGGACAATTTGCGACGGGCCTTGAAGCGATTTGAGGAATCGAAGGAAGCAGAAGAATATGAGGCAGATGAGGAAGATGTAGAGGATACAGAGGAAGACAAAGCCGACGAAGCCGATGAAGCCGACGAAGCCGATGAAGCCGACGAAGCCGATGAAGCCGACGAAGAGAAATCCGAAGAAGAAGGCGTTGTGGCGGAAGGCGAAGCCGACGAAGGCGAAGCCGAAGAAGCCGAAGAAGAAGACACGGTTCTTCTCGCCCGCAAGAACCTCCAGACACGCATCAAACAGCACGCACAGGAGGCCCCCAGCCTCGAAGCCTTAGCACAAGAAACACAAGAAACACAAGAAAATTGAAGACGCCTAGTATCTCGACCATTTTTCACATAAATGACCCAGGATTTGTTCACGATTATTGCCACACACGTGTTCCAAGACCCCGACTTCCACAAAACGCTCCGGTACCATATTTGGAGTCGCTTGAGTGAAGATGATACATACCGACCCATGTACCTGGACCCCAAAGACTACCGAACCTGCGTACAAGACTTGATCACCGGTGTATGGAATTCAGATCTTACGATACCGATTCAAAAGGCCATTGCCGATATGGCAAATCTTAGGTTGACCGTTTCCACCTTTAATGAAGACAAGGAGACCTTTCATCATTCAATCTTTGGAACGGGAGATCCGATCCATCTTGTTCAATTGACGAACACAAAATACCTTCACGTCAAGTAGATGGTCGATCTTTCCAAAGGACATCTGCCTCAGATTTTGGTGGCCGTACTTTTGACAGACCTTGTTGTCATATTTTTGATTCGTTACTTTCCGGACTTTTTTGGTAAACCCATCAACGACTGGTACAATCAGTTTGGCTTGAGTGCCGTGATTTCCGATGTGCTTGTCATTGTGCTCGGCTTCCTCATCGCCCAGTACGTGTACCAGGGCTTTATTGCTCCTCGCATTGGATGGAGCCTTCCCGTCTTCCTTGTGCTTCTTGTAGCCATTCAGGCCATTCACGATATGTTGTTTTATCTGGGAGTCATTCGACCGATTCCCGAAGGACACAACGGAATGGTGGACGTGTTCAAGGCTTACGCGGCCTCTGGGAAAGAAAAGGTTCTCATCGCCGACGCCTCCATGATGGTGGGAGCCGGTCTTCTGACGTCGGCGTTGGCCTCCGCACCATCCCACATCACCGCCTTTGTCGGGATTCTCACGGCTTACGCAGTACCGTACATTTTGACGACAAAGAACATGTATTCATAACAAGTCAAAAAAATAACTTGATATGAACAATCCGATTGAATTAGATAGTCAAACGAACGGTAGACGGTGCGAACTCCATACGCGGTTCCATCATAAAGGAGGACGTCTTGTCTGCCGTAGCAGGATTGTCAACAAACATCACCACCTTGGACCGAGAGAAAGGTACCGTCTTTTGCTGGCGTTGGTAGGCAACCACAGCGACGCCCGCCACAACTAGACAGACGCCCGCAAAGATGGAAAGCCCGACGATGAGACCGACATTGCCATTGTTTGTTGTAGCGGAGGCTGCTGCAGCAGGACCAGAAGAAGAAGACCCCAGCGCATCGTTGATGGACAGCACTGTCACGCCTGTACTTCCTACGGACGAAGAGACTGTTTGAAGCGCGTAGGACGTTTGGACCAGGGTCATCAGAGCACTACTGTTCAACGCCAGAAGGTCATTGGAAGGCGACAGAATCATCACAAAGACGTCCACGGAAGAAGAAGACGTCGTCTGGAGTGCGCGGGCCGACAAGAGTCGCTGCCTGGCAGACACAAGGCACACCACTGTTCCATTGCTGTTTAGCGTCGGAATCGTACGATCGAACGGAACGGTGGTCACAATCCCACCCGATGTCTGCGTGATGTTTGTCAAGACAACGTTCTCAAGAGGCACCTGAAAGGTACATCCTGCCGCCGCCTGGACTTGCTGAAGGGCCCCTCCTTGTGTCATCGTTGTTCCATTGGCGCCTCCAAACTGAAGGGTGAGATTTAGTGGAACATTGTTGGGACTCGTCAGAGTCGACAACGGATTGGGCACGCGACTTGAGGTTGCGCGAAAGTACATCGTCGGCGCAACACTCTTGGAAGGCTCCTTAGGAGGTGACGAGGGTGCGATAGAAGGAGGTGAAGACGGTGCAGCAGACTTCGAAGACGGCGGTGAGGGTTCCTTGGAAGGTATAGCGGACTTTGAAGGAGGAGGTGAGGGTGCCACGGAAGGCGCATCAGAAGGAGCAGGAGACGGAACCATAGACTTCGAAGGGGGAGATGAGGGTGCCACAGAAGGCGCATCAGAAGGAGCAGGGGACGACACCACTGACTTTGAAGGAGATGGCGAAAAGGAAGAAGCAGATGTAGGAGATTCAGATTGCTTGGGTGTCGGATCTTGTGAACGACTAGGAATCGACTGTTTCGGGGAACTGCTGGGAGGAACAGATCCAGTTGCATTGTTGGGACACACAGGGACTCCTTGTCCGCATCCCGGGGACCCAAATACACAGCACGGAAGAGAGGAGGCACTTACATAGGTTCCGTTGGATCGCGTTCCATTATAAGGAGCAGGAGACAGACTGGGAAGAGGAGAGCGGCTGACTCCATTGGTCATATTGGTTCCGTTTTGAGGAGGACATACACCGGTGGTGCCACATTGTCCTGCTTGTCCGAAGGAGGGTTGAAATAAACTCAAGGCAAAGAGACCCGCTGCGAAAAGACGAATCATTTCTGGTATATATCGCTAAAAAAACAAGGCGACTGTAACTCAATTTTTAGTCTAAAGCGTCCTCTTATAAATTCAATAAGACCATGCTCGGAGACCTGTTCAACAAGTACGGAAGCGACAAGGATCGCAATGGATACAGTCCGTATTATGATGCGATTTTCAAGAACATTCGACAGAATCCGATTGACATGCTTGAAATTGGTATAGGGACAATGATTCCTGGTGCCTCCTCCTCGATGGTGGGCTACGCCCTTCCAGGCTACGCACCCGGAGGAAGTTTGCGCGCCTGGCGCGACTATTTCCCAAATGGCAAGATCATGGGATGCGACGTACAACAAGATACGCAGTTTACGGAAGACCGCATCACGACGGCCATTGCCGACAGTTCTTCCAGGGAGCAGTTGGACGCCGTTCTTGGGGAGAATCAGTTCGACATTATCTTGGACGATGGGTGCCATTACGACGAGATTCAGGTCGCCACGCTAAAGAATTTGTTCCATCGGGTCAAACCTGGTGGATTTTACATTATCGAGGACATTCAACCATGGAGTCGCATTGGAACTGAGTTCCGAGCCCAGATTCAAGCTGTCGCTGGACCCACGACCTACATTTATATGCTCGAAAAGAAGAATGTTATGATCTTGTCTAAATAGACCTTGGCGTTTCAATATCAGAAAAAAGATGCACCATCTTTTTTCTGAATGTATAAAACATTGAATCTAATGTCTTAAGGAACGTCTTAAGGAACGCTTCTTCCCATTTCTTCGAATAGAACGTCGCACACGTTTCCTTCGACCTCCTGGAACAGGATTAGGAACAGGATTAGGAAGAGGGGGAACAAGATTTGCTCTGTAATATACAATATTTGTGATAGGTTGTCTTGTATGTGGATTCTGGTTATTGAGATTGGGGAGAATATCGGCTGTATAATATCGTCCAAAGGTTGATTCAGCAGGGTTTCCAAAGTCGACCATTAGGTCATTCTGCTCAATTTCTGCCATTGAGACTTCAGATTCGATAGGTTCACCATCCCTCATACGGGGTATATCTCGTACTGGATATATAGCATTCACCACTTCTTCAGGAAACCCAGGTCCTATATCATTTGGTGCTGGATTCAGAGCATTTACTGCCCCTTCTTCAGGCAAGGCAGCTGCTGCCAAAGCATCTGGGGGCATCATGATATAATTCATCATTTGATAGGCCAATGCTGGAGCGGTATTGAAAAATCTAGCCAAAAAATTCAGGTGGCCTTGTCTTGTAGCCGCATTCCAATTAATATTATATAACAACACTGTCACCTGTCGTATGAGGTATTGATTCGCATCTATGATACCTTGGTCTAGATTTAATATAAGTTTGCTATAGATCAGACCAAGTGTAATAGGTATGTTAAGTAATTCAGACTCCCTTACCATTCGTATTTGAAACGAAGAAGCAATTTGTCGAACAAATTCACTTTGTTCAATGGTAATTCGTGGATTTTGTATATAACGATTCATTGCTTGAACAACATTTGGATGATCATTGAAATTTTGCCTTATTTCATTTAAGGTTGCTTCGGGAACCGGCTCCATCCAGTTACGTTGTAGGATTGACGCAGCAGCACCACGAGCATTTTCTTCTGTAATTGTATTGGATAAAGCTGCGCCTTCTACATCGATTGAAAGGGAGTATGAAAATAAGATTTCGATAATCGTATTTACATCGGCACCGGGAACTTCTCTCACCACTCTTTGCTGAAATTGTTGTAAGAGAAGGAGGGCTTGCGGATTATCCATATATAAAAAATCAAGAATTTTTTTAAGAGGACCGACGAGTGTGATTATTCGGGGATCGTCGTGTCCTTGTCTTTGACCTTATCCTTGTTTTACGATTTCCCCTTCTTCCCCCAGGCATAGGAAAGGCACGAAGACGATCACAAATTGCTTCAATCTTGGTATTCAATCGAATGCGTGACGCTGGATCAAACGGAGCACGACAAACAGCACAAACCGTATTGCCGGCTTGTTCAGACGACACCTTACACCGTTCGCAAAAGGTATGACCACAAGGAAGGGTGACAGGTCTATGTACCAATTCCATACAGATCGGGCATTCCAGTTCTTCTAATAAGAATCGTAGAGGCTCTGGAACTCTTACAGCAATATTATCGTTAGCAGGATGCTCAGGAATGTCCGCAAGATTCACTGGTACAGGGGCAGGGGCAAGACCAGGGCCAGCACCAGGACCAGGACCAGGAGCAACAGCAACAGCAGCAGGAGCTACCGGCTCCATAGATTCCATCGCAGTGGGGGCAATCGCTGGAAAAGTAGGAGTCATAGGAATGTGTACACCAAACGGACCTAACCCGTATGCGCACATTTGTCGATATACCCATCCCAATTGGAAAAAACCAAGGCAAAGAAAATATTTGTAGCGAAGGGGAGTTGCGTCATCCCACGTAGTTCTCAATAAAAAAATAGCGATTCGCAGAAGTGTTTCATCGTCCGCCTCAGCATCAGCTGGTAATTGAATCCGCAATCTTGTTACAATAAATTCGGGGGTTATAGGATTAACACCACTTCCAAATGCTTGGCCTCTAGCTCGTTCCATAAATCCACGTGCGACTCTGTGTGCCTTAGTTATTTGTTCTTCTGTAAAAATATCTGTATTATTATAGGACACCAGTCCTTGGTGTACTAGAAAGTTAGCCGATAAATGTTGTCGTAAGCCTTCTACTGCTGCGGTCGGCGGATTGTTTAACCAATCCGTGCCGAAAAGAAGTTCTGCAGTTTGTCGAATTGTTGGTTGTGGTACAGGATTTAAAATTGCTCGAGCGTCTATATCAACCGTCATTATGTGGCTAGATAGAATCTCAGTGATCATCGCAATTTCTAAACCTCCACCGCCTTCTATTGTAGCTTTTCGTTGAAAATTTTGTGCGACTCGCAAGGCATTTCTCTGCCCTTGGTTCATATGCTCTCTTCAGGAGTGCGATTTTTTGTACAACCTTCGGTTCTTGAAAAAAATGAAGGTTCTACCCCAATTAAGTGTGAGGCACAACAGGATGGCTTTACGACGCATACAAAAGGAATTGGAAGACGTGACAAAGGATCCCCCTGCGGGATGTTCCGCGGGTCCTATTGGCGAGGACCTTTACAACTGGGAGGGCGTCATCTTTGGGCCTTCGGACAGTCCGTACGCCGGAGGCGTATTCAAACTCAATATTCGTTTTCCGACAGATTATCCCTTCAAGCAACCTCACATTGAATTCCGAACCAAAATCTTCCATCCAAACATCAACTCGGCCGGGGGCATCTGTCTGGACATTTTGAAAACTCAGTGGAGTCCTGCGCTCACGATTTCCAAGGTGCTCCTGTCCATTCTTAGTTTGCTGACAGACCCTAATCCAAACGATCCCTTGGTGCCGGACATTGCCTCCCTTTACAAGACCAATCGTGTCGCCTATGAGGAAAAGGCACGCGAGTGGACGATGATTTATGCGATGGATGATCACGAGTAAGGGGGGCTTCGCAAGGGGCTCCGCCCCTTCGACCCCAAGGGGGCAAGCCCCCTTCAGACCCCCACCGATAAAACCCAGGGCTCTCTCCTTTTTTCGTCTAATTATATCCCAGCGTCAGCGACTGTATATACAGTCCGTGTGCCGTTGACACCCCCAGCGTGTACAACTGAGAGTTCAAGATGGCCTGAGAGGCAGGAATCACAAGTTCCGAAAACGAGTTTCCGCCCGCGATGGATGAAAATGCGTAGGACACAGGTGTTCCGTTTGTCGTGAACGTCAAATTGTAAATATCGCTCGCCGTGGCCGTAGAATAGACAATATTGGCATAAGAAAGGGGAGCCAACGGACGGGCGACCACAGACCCTACCGTGACGGGATCCCGTCCTGTAGGAAGTTGTATGCCTGGATGAAACTGGCCTCCGCCATCAACATAGTTATATTGGAAGGTGACAGTGTCAGAATATCCGAGTCCCGTAGGCACAACAGAAGGACCCGTGGGCCCCGTAGGGCCTGTGTCACCGACCATTCCTCGAATCCCTCGCGGTCCTGTGGGACCCACGTCCTGACGATACTGCGAACAAACAGTGCTGTATTGATTGACGCAATGCGTAATCAGCGTCGTGTTAAAGTACGGGTCCTGGCACACAAAGGTGTCATAGAGATTAACAAACTCGCATGCGTCTGCGTGTAAAGGCACTGTGGCATAATCGCATAGATTCGACGTAAAAATAATGGTCGAAAAAACCCCCTGACGCGCCGACACCGTAGAATACACGGTCGGAACCTTGTAGCAATCATAGGTCAGCACCGTGTTGCTTTGGCACGCATAGTCCGCCCCTTCGTGGAGCGTCACAAAGACGCCGACACGCGCCGACAGGGTGCTGAACTGAAGGCACTGTCCCACCGGACAGGTTCCGCATTCGGGAACACAGGTGTTGATACACGGAAGGGTTGCGTTCAGTTCCAATGCTTTGTTGACTTCGTCAAGAGCCCCTCCTCCACCAGTTGACACGCCGATAGGGGTTGAGGAGACACCATAGACGGTCGATGTAGTCGCACTGACGGAAACTGAATAGTTTGATCCTGGTACTAATCCCGTAAAGGTATAAGAAGTCCCCGTGGTAGTCGTAATCACAGGAAAAAAGGTAGAATTACAATTGTTAAATAAAGCATACCCCGTGGGTGTCAACCCTGTGCTAGGAGGAGTCCACGTGACGGTGATCGATGTTGCTGTAAATGCAGATACAAAAAGATTTGTTGGCGGAGGTATCGCGGCAAGATAATACGTTGTCACAGGGTAGGGCGACGTAACGCCCACTTGCCGGATGGTATTATTATAAAATTCGGTGACATACAAATAGGATCCCATCGATGTCAAAAAGGTTGAACCGTTAAAGGACGCAGACGTTCCATTTGCGTCCGTATACCCTGGTGTACTGTTTCCTGCGATAATCGATCCACCTAGCACTTGAATATTGTTCTGACCATCCGTGAAATAAAGATTTCCGCCAAAATAGGTGAGACCACGGAAGCCATATATGTTTGTCAAGGTTGTAACAACAGTTGTACTTACGTTGATTTTATACAATGTATCTGGGAGATTGCCATCTGTCACGTATAAAAACCCACCTCCATAGCAAACTTGTCCAGGAGATGTGCCATACATGTTTGTCAAAAGAGACACGACATTTGTCGAGATACTAATTTGATAAATATCTCCAGTATTTCGATTTCCAGTATACAATGTATCATTGCCATCCCAGGTGAGCGATTGTTCATAATTATCCAATGATATACCAGTAAGAGTAGGAGTTGAAACAAGACCTCCCAGTGTGACAGTTCGAAGTGTGCTATTATCGAGTATATAGAGAAGGGAGTTGGTCGATACATAGACAATATACGCAAGACCATTGAATCGTGCGGCGGCCCCTTGACCATCCATAAATCCATAGGTGGTAGATCCCGCAAGCGAGGAAAGGGTTTGACTAGCATCGATTTTCAAGATTTCCGTCTTGTTTAATCCTTCCGTATTGATGACGTACAAATTTGTCCCATCACTCGCGACAGCCCCTGGTTGACTGAGCGTGAACTGCATCTATTTACTGTGAAAAAAAGAATGTTTAGGCTCCTACGCGTCCACTGTTTTCGGCGCCAAGTAAAACATCAGCCGACTGGACCCAAAGGAAAAGGTTGCGCGCAAGGGGCTCGCCGGGTCGACGCCAAGTTCGAGTGTCGAGGACAACCCGGCCCCGCTCTTCAAGATGCTTAGCACATACTTGGTGCCGTAGGACGCCTCGACAACATCGTCATTCAGTGTCAGAACGACGTGAGGCGACGACTTGAGCGTCTGGCTCATTGACCCAATATCGCCCTTCGCCGACACGTGAAATCCCGCGTCATCGAATCGCAACGCAAGAGAGTCGCCGAAGGATCCCACTTCTTTAAACATCGACACTACATCCGTCGTGCGACTCTTGATGACAGCCGGATACTCCATAGTAGGAATGTCAAGGGATTCCTGCGTAATGTCGAGGAGGTTAATATCGGCTACAACGGACTTGGCTTCACTTGTGTAAGAAATACAGAATTTTTCCTTTTTCTGAGACAGGCTGACAGAGCCTCCTTTCCCCACGGACTCCAGGACTTTGGCAAACGACGACATATTCACGCCAAGGACGCAGGCTTTGGGAACCTTCCAAGAAACGCAGTCGGCAGCAGAAAGAAAGTAGTCGACGTACCCGACGTGGGACGCATCCATCCCTCGAATCGCCAGGCCTTCTTTCGAAAATTCCATCTGCCCCTCAGGAAGAAAGTCTTTGAGTCCCTCAATAGCACTCTTAAATAAAGCAACGTCCTTGAGTACGATTTCCATTGTGCTAGTGTGGTAGAAGCACAAGGCAAATCAATTTTTATCTTCCCTAATAGTAATGGAACAAGTGACTCCCAGGGAGCCCGGGCCGGCAATACAATTAATGCCCATAGACGAGATCCTTGCGTGGATGACGTCAGGTGCTGATGGCAAGGGGGTAGAGGACGCGACGATCGCCAAACGAAGTGCCAAGATACTCAAAACACGACCATCCGAGGAATTTCTACAAGCCACCCCCTTGCTCATCAAAGCGCTACGATACCATATAGGGTCCTTAGAGATTTGCGGGCACGTGTTAGATATCTTAATTCAAGTAAGTTATAATGAGGCTACCAGACTGGCTGCAAAGGACTCGATTCATGAATGTTTCGCGATTGTTCGAATTCATAAAGGCAATGAACTTGTCTGCGAAAAAGCATTACGAACATTAACAAATCTGTCACAAAATGCAACCTGTCATGCCGACATTTTTGACGCAGGAGGTATTTCGACGATTGGATTGATTCTCACAACTTCCCTAAGTTCTTTTACAATTACCGATTTATCTATCGTGATACTGTTTAATCTAGTGATTCTTAATAAACGAATCGCATCTTCATTTGATCAAATAATTCTACAATCAATTGTCGATGTTCTTCGACTCTATCGTAGCAAATTGAACACAAGTATATGTGCGTTTCAAATATTACAGGTTATATCCGAAAGCAAACCAGAGGTTATCTACAAGAGTTTGGGAGGAAGAAATCTTTGGTTGTCGATGGATGCGCTTCGAACGCATAGAATGTCTGATCAATTATGTATCCCGGTGATAAAACTCTTGGGAAATTTCACAATTACCCCACCTTCCGGATTGGCAGAACTGTATGTACAGGAGGGGATGATTCCAATCTTGATGGACGTGTTGCGTCAGCACAGAGTCAATAATTATTTATGTAAGGTGGTATTGTTTAATTTGGTATACCTGTCCAATACTGAGGTAGGTCTTCCCGTCTTGTCTGAAACAGCGGGGCTTGCGACAGAGTTAGTGACCTGCCTTCGAATACACTCCCAATCTGTAACTGTTCAAACATCTGTATCGGAAATCATCGAAACTCTCGCGAGCCGCGGCCCAGAGAAACGTGACGCCATGGTGCGTGAAGGGGTCGTCGAATCTCTAGTAGCGATCCATAATAGACTTGACGTTGGTCCAGGAACGATGCATATGACGGATGCCTTGGCTCAATTGGGATACAATTCGAACGGTAGGCCTTTGACGCAGGAAGCAAGAGACCGGGAGGCTCGTCTTGAACGCCTTCGCTTGTTTAACGTTCCACGCACAAACATTGTCGGGTCCAGCAATATTGAAGATGTTCAGACACTTGAACCAATCCCGAATGGTGCGGATGTAATTCGTATCATAGGCCGAACCGGAAGAAATACCCTTCCCTCCACCTATTTAGCAAGCGATGCTACAATGTATTTTTTGACCCGCGACGGACAACGTATGAATATTCGAACCCAGTCTCCTTTCACGACCGAGCAAATTCAGCGAGGACCGTATCGACACCGCGAGTTGCTCGACCCGGCCGAAGCCGAGCGTCTGGAGGGGGTCGCACAAGCGGCGAGCAATGCAAGAGAGGCTCGCCGTCGTGCACAAGAACAGGCGGAGGCGGCCCGACGCCTGGCACAGGAACAGGAGGCGACTGCCAGACGCCTAGCCCAAGAAGAAAGACAACGGGTGGCTCAGGAAGAGCAAGCAAGACAACAGGCGGCCCTAGAGCAAGCAAGGCAACCGGTGGCCCAAGAGCAAGAGCAGGAACAGCAACCGGCAGAGAGAGGATTGTTAGGTCGTGCGTACAATTACTTTACGGGACCTAGAGGAGGCCGTCGCACTCGGCGAGGCCAGCGCAACAGCCGCCGCGCGAAGAAAAATGAACAAAGGGGCCGGTCTAAATAGATACATAATGCCCCGTGCCACTCGTATCGCAAATACAGCGACACTCCGCATCCCACCGGGATACGTAGTGCCGGCCCTTTACGAAGGCGACCCCGACGTCGTGGCAGAGGCCCTCACGATTGGAGCGGCCCTCTACGAGACCGTGAAGCGCGCGTCCACGGACCAAACCGTCCAGGCCATCGAAGCACGCACCCAGGAAGACATTGCAGCCGTGCGCCACGAGGCCGCCGAACGAATTCGCGTCCTCGAAGCCGAGTTGGATCAAACCGTTACCGCGTCTCGTCGAGCAGAAGAGGCCCTTCATCAAACGGCCCGCGAAGCGCGCGAAGCCCACCAAGCCCAACTCGCCGCGACGCAACAGGAGATCCATCAGACTCGGCAACGGATGTCGGAAGCCCAGAAACAGCAAGAGCAACGTGTGCGGGCCGAAGAACGCGAGGCGACGCAACGCGAGTTTGACCTTCGTATGCGTACCCTTCAGGACGAGTTAGCCCACCAAAAAGAACGAGAGGCCGCCTTGTTGGAACGCAAGGCCGTCTTGGAACAGGGGCGCGACGCCGACATTCGTATTGCCGAAGAGCGGACGCGTGCCCTACTTCAGACGACGCTCGACGAAAAGGAACGGGCCGTCGTGCGTATGGAGCGGGCCCAGGCCACCCTTGCCGAGTCGCTGACCAAGCAAACAGAGACGATTCGAATCTTGGAAGAGACGATTCGTCGCAAGCCCTCGGAAAACGCCAAGATCAAGGGCAACACCTACGAAGAGATCATTCGCGAGAAACTCACCGCCGTCTACGGCTTGTGCGACCGGTTCACTCTGGAATCCAAGGGAAACAATGGTGTCGGACATGAAGCCGATTTCCGCATGGGGCTTGGAGAACATAAACTGTTGTGGGAAACCAAGCATTATGGGCATACAGTACCTCATGACGAGGTTATCAAGTTTCTGAGAGACATGAAAGAAAACCCCGATGTCAAGATTGGCATCATGATATCACGATTTACTCCGATTGTTGGTAAAACCAAGACGGGGGATCGCACCGTCGAATTCTTCGAGGGCAGGATGCTGATTTATCTGAGTCGCTTTGAAGAGATGAGCCACGATACCTTGTCGTCCCTGATGCTCCTCTTTCGCTTCTTCTGGGAATCAGAGCGTTCCATCGACGATACGGAAAGCAAGCAGGAAGCGATTCGACAGATCGAGAAACTTCATACGGCGTCGATCCAGGCCAAGAAGGAGTGGCGCCTTCACAAGAGTCGCAATGACGAGACAATGCGATGGATGGCGGAGCAGGTCGAGGACCACGAGACCAAGTTGAAGCAGGCACTCAACGTCTTGCGAGGTGCCACGCTTCTTGAGGTCCCCATGGGCATCTTCCGCGAATGTGCCGGCGACGAGGGAGCCCAGCAACTTGTTCAACTCCTGTTGGAGGTAACTGCTCCTGCTCCAGGTGACAGCGTGACGATGAACGAGGTCGCCGAGCACGTTGCCAAGCGAAAGGGTGTGTCCAAAGACACGGCTAGGTCTCACATTCGCGGTGTGCTTCTGGACGTGTCCTATGAGCAACTCAAGGGAAAACCGGCACGGATCCTGGGACTCAAAAGCACGGCAACAGTCACCCCTGCGGAAGGAGTGTAATGAGCAAAGGGTCTAAACTTTCTCCTCCTTACCACGGTAATGTACGATCTTGTCGTCTGTGCGATTTTTAAGAACGAATCGCACATTTTATATGAATGGATTCGCCACTACCTATTTCACGGAGTGGATCATATCTACCTTGTGAATGATCACAGCACGGATGCCTTCCAACAAATCCTAGACAAATGTTCCGACAAGGTGACCCTGTTTCACAATGACATTGTGAGCAAGGACTTTGGTCGACAAATTCAAATCGCCAATAAATACTTTCTTCCGCTTCGTGACACCAGTAAGTGGATGGCTGTTCTAGATCTTGATGAATTTTTGTACAGCCCCTACGAAATCGATCTTCGCAAGGTCTTGGAAAAGTACGCTGGAATAAGTCAATTGAAGGTCGACTGGCTTCACTTTGGTAGCAACGATCACGTCCTTCAACCTCACGTCGTGACGGAGTCCTTTGTGCGTCGGGCACCCCTTGATCGAAAGAAACCCTACTATTCATACAAGCCGATTGTACAGTCGCACCACGTGGTTCAATTCGGAATCCACGAGCACATTGTGCGTGGATCAACCCTTCCACTTCTTACAAGCGAATCAGCGTCCGCAGAACTGGTCATCAATCACTACAATGTTCAATCAGAGCGTTTTTATATGACGATCAAGGCGACGCGAGGAGACTGCGACAACTACTTTGAACACATAAAACAGACAAGAGATCTCGCCCTTTTCAAAAGTCAGGATATCAACGACATGTTGGACACGCGACTCGCCGAACAGAATTGTTCCTTGTCCTTGGACATTAAACAGGCCAAGATCAAAGGAACAAACACTGTGACCCTTGTCATCACGTCCTGTAATCGTCCCAACCATTTGGACGAGACGTTACGATCCTTCGTAGAACATAATACCTACCCGATCGAACGCACACTGCTTATTGATGATTCTGGCATCCATGGCTGTAATCGGAAGGTCGTCGACAAGTATCGAGACCGACTTTGTATTGAAGAAATTTATAATAAGACCAATATAGGACAGGTCGAGTCCATCGACAAGGCGTATTCCTATGTGACAACTCCCTATATCTTCCATTGTGAGGAAGATTGGCAATTTCTCAAACCAGCCTTTATCGAAAAATCCTTTGCCCTTTTTCACGCCTATCCGGATGAAAAACTCTTTACGGTTTGGTTACGCGAGTTTCATGACACGAGCGGGCATCCCATTGTACAAGACGACAAGGGTCTTCTTATGAAAAAAGACTTTACTTACGTCGATAATGACGACGGGTTTACGTATATTTGGGGAGGAATCACGTTTAATCCAGGACTCCGCAAGACAAGCGTCTGCTTTCTTTACCATCCCTATATGACCAAGTGTGAGGCAATTACAACAAAGTTAACCAAAAAATTTTTGGGAGAATACAGCGTCAACGCCAAGTATCGACAGGCCGGATACTATAGTCGTATCTTGGCGGAACCAACAGGGCATGTAAGACATATAGGATGGGGTGCTCATATCAAGAGAGATTGGGAGGTACAAAAGTAGAATCGCTTTATCACCACATACACGCGTGTATTGAAACACGAATGATTTCATGTGTACCCAATACAGGAACACATGAACTATAACAAAAGACCCGTAAGCCCAATTTCAAATGCCCACGGGTTTAGAATCCACCTCGCAGTCTCAACACCAGGTGAAGCGTGGAATCCTTGGCAATATTGTAGTCGGAAAGGGTGCGTCCATCCTCCAACTGCTTGCCCGCAAAGATCAGTCGTTGCTGATCGGGAGGAATCCCTTCCTTATCCTGTATCTTTCCCTTTACTGCCTCAATGTTGTCGCTAGGCTCCACGTCCAGGGTAATAGTCTTGCCAGTGAGTGTCTTTACAAAGATCTGCATTGTCTATAATAAGGTATCACATTAAATCTTTAGGCTGTGAATGCGAAAAATTGATTATTAAAGTTCGGAAGAAGAGTAGAGACACCTTCCAAAATGCTCGGCACCGTAGAACTTCACGGAGCAAAACAGGTTCTTCGGAATCCTGACACGAATACAACTGTTTCCTTTTCCTCGCCCTTCTTCCTTCCGGGAGATCAGGTGTTCCAATCGTTGGATACAACCTTTATCCTCAAGCATCGGACGCCTCAAGCCCATTGTGCTGTTGTCACACAGGTCGACCCTCTTCGCGTCACCTATGTCACCCTCCCTCCCACATCTCCCTTCCAACCCAAACTTGACTTACTCTTCACTCCGGTCCTAGGAGACCGCGTCGTATTTTCCTTTGACGCAGAGGGAGGATTCGAAATGATTGGACGCTTCACCGGAGAGCCTAACGACGACGTTCCTTGCCTACTTCGGATCTACAAGGCGGTTTCGCCCTACGCTATCCGTCTTTCCAAACGCGGTCTTCCATTGTACACGCAAAACACTGTCATCAATCACGAGGACCTGGACACCTTTACCATTGATCCGGCAACGTCCAAGGATTTCGACGATGCGATTTCTGTGATCCCTGAGACCAACACCGTCTACGTCCACATTGTTGATATTGCCCACGCCACGCTGAACAATGCTGAACAAACAAGACTTATGGATCACGGCTTGACACTGTATTTGGCCAACGAACATACCGAGCATCTCCTGGATGAAGAGACGGCAGCAAACAGACTCAGTCTAATTCAGGGACACCGACGCAATGTCATCACGGTCCGACTGAAATTGGCCGACGGACTGGTCGAATCCTACGACATCTACCAGTCCACAATTGCCGTCAAGCGTCGCTACAACTACACGGAAGTCCAACGTGCTCTAGACGCCGGCACTGCCACCCCTGCGATTCAGTACCTGGACCGCTTGGCCAAGACGCGGTCCAAGGATGTCCAATACGCCGTCAACCTCCCCTCAGTCCGTCTCACGGTCGACCCTGGCACAGGCCTCGCGACGGAGGTTCACACCGAGAACACCAACGACGCCTCGCACACTCTGGTCGCCACCGCGATGATTCTGGCCAACATGACCGTCTCACACCACTTGACCCTCAAGGGCGTGAAGATCCCAAATCGATTCCACGCACCGTTGCGCGGGTTCCGCCCAGTGCCGACCAGCACCGGCAACGCGGACGTCGACTCCTTTCTTCTCATCAAGCGCTACGCAAAGGCGTACTACTCGGTCGACGAAAAGGGACACTTTGGCCTGGACCTTACCGAGTATGTCCATTTCACGTCTCCCATGCGTCGTTACGCCGACGTGCTTGTTCACAACCTGCTCGCTGGATACGTATACGAGGACCTTGAAGAGCAGGTGACTCGGCTCAATCAGCGTGCCACCGTAGTACGGTCACTTCAAGATACCTATGAACGGTGGAAGACACTGCGGTGGATCCAGACCTTTCCTGCCGACACGCGTTATCAAGCCTATATTACAGACGTCAAGCGCGTCGGAGTCATGTGGTTCATTCCCTCCCTGCTCCTCAATGGGTTCTCTCACGTGGCCGCACTTCAACCCGCCGTGTTCTGGGCCTTTCGCGATGATATGGGATACTTGTTGGGACCCACACGAA